TCCCTGTCTTAAATCCTCTGGTTTCTTCTTCTCATGCTCTGCAACCTTACGGATTTTACGTGGATCTATGTAACGTAATTCTATTAAACCGTCACGTGGTTTCTTCGGGTCTATTACCTTATGGTAAAACAATCTACCGTCAACATACCAACGACGGAAAATTTCATACGACCTGTTTTCAAAATCTAGTAAGCGAAGAATCTCTTGGAATTCTTCCCTCATTAATTTTTTAATCTTCTCTCCAACCTTTAAGTTGGATAATTCCAGTTGCACTGGGACATCATCAAAGTTACCACAAATGGTTTCATTGACAATATCATCAACAGCAGCATCACACTCAGGTTGAAGAACCATCTCTCTATAACGAGAGATTAATTGAAATTCATTTCTAACCTGTCCATCAAAATCGATAGAGTAACCATAGTGACCACCACCCGATATGGGTTGCGAGCCATCTAGGTTATCTTTCTGCACGAAAGAAGGCCCCTTAGCGGCCTTCTTCTTGCGGTCTAACGAAAAACCAAAAAGCTGAGACATTATATTTGACTTAATTTAATCCCTACCTTATTTATAGGGTTTCCGATATGGGTTATTTCCTACCTTGCTCAGGAGTCCAGTACTGGACTTGTAGCTCAACAGTGAATTCTTCCACTGCGTCGTTACTTCCGAAGTCTAGGTCAATTGCTGCAACGTTGCTTGGGAAGCAGTTGTAGAATTTATAACCTTTAAGTGTCTTAGGAGCATCCGTGTTTCCACCAACTGCTGAGGTTCCACCAGTGTCTCTGGCAAGTTGCCATACACTCATGTCTGCAAAGTAACCAGTTGAATCGCTTTCGTCTCCTAGTGAGCCAGCAGCAGTAAAGTTTTCGTTTGCTGCTTGGATTGCTTCAACCCATAACTCAAATGCATTTCTTAATACGAAACCAGAATCATTCATTATGGTGATTGTCCATGGTTCGAATGTGCGGTCTCCAGCTATCTTTAGCACTCTTCCTCTGAAGGGTACTTCGATTACACCGATCTGGGACGCGGGTAAATTAGCAGCTCTAACTGTAAAGTTTCCTAAGTTTGAGAGTGCTGAGTCGTTAATAATTCCTGTTGGGAAGTTTAAATCTACTTGAAACAGGTTGGGGCGAGCGAAGTCGGATACAACACTTGCCTTAAAGTCATCAATAGTGCCTCTAATTGCCATCGTTTTTTAAGCTCCGTTTGCTATTATTTAGACTTTCCGCTTTTTTCACACAAAAAAAGAGACCCCGAAGGGTCTCTCTTGATCCATCTCGAACCGTTTTATTTATATTATCCAGCAACCTCAGCGAAAGATACGCCAGTTCTTGTTGCTACGAATGTTAGGGTGATGTAGTTAATCGTGCGAGTTGGTTTCACGAATATCTCTGCGTAGAATTCACCACGGTCAACAGACTCAGGTGGGTTATTCTCATCGTCACACTTCACTAAGAAGTCAGTTACACCACGACGACCTTGGACATCTCTCAAGTATGGCTCAACGATGTTGAGGAAGAGATTTCTTTGTGCTTCATCATTCTGCTCGAAGAGTTGTGTCTTAGCAGCAGTGCTAATAACTCTTTCGATAACAAGGAATAAGCGACGGACGTTGATTCTATCGAATGCACTTGCGAATCCTTGAGCAGTCTTGTCACCGAATAATACGATGCCTTGTCCTGGGAAGGATACAATTGGGTTAATTCTATTTGCATAGAGTGTGTCACGCTGTGTCTTGTTAGGTGAGTATGCAATCTTAATAGCATTTCTCAATCCACCACGAGAGAAACCAGCAGGTGAGAACCATGGTTCTGCTATCTCAGCAGTTTGAAGTACTAGTCCAGCAACGTCACCATTGCAAGGGACGTAACGATAAACATCATTATACTTGTCGTAGATATACTTGTATCCAGAATCAAATACAGCGTAGTTGCTGGAAGATATCTGATTGAAGTAATCAACTATGTTTGTTGTAACAGTAGCAGCATTGGTGATACCAATAACATCTGCTCTTGTTGGTGAGAAGAATGCCATGCAGTCACGACGCTCTTCGATGATGTTTATAATTGATGTTGCCTTAGCAATTGCAGCAGCATCCGTTGCACCAGCAGGTCCAGAAAGGATGAAGTCAATTGTCTGTGATTCAGGGTCATCAACTAAACCATATGCAGTAGCGATGTCAGTGTTAGAAACTGTGTATCCACCTGAAGCAGATGCATAAGTTGCACCACTACCTAAGCGATAGTAGAATGTTGAGTTGGACTTAGAACCAATTGTGATAGCACCACTTGGATAAGCAGTAGTACCAGCAGTTGTGCGAAGTAAGTTGAATCTGCGGTTGATAGCAGATAGTGACCAGTTACCATCTGAAGCAGTTGCGTTTCCTGTGAAAGCAGCAGCCTCGTCAGATCCCCAGTAGATGTATTGTGACTTCTGCTTGATAACTTCTTTGTAGTAGTTAACTTCACCAACAGAAGACTTACCGTCAGATGACTTAGATACACCAACGAATCTCTCTAGGATTGATCCAGGATTACCAGTGATTTCTCCGTCAACGTCAATAACTAAAATATGTAATTCGTCATTCTCTCCACCAACTGAGTTAGCGTAGATAGAAGTAGCAGGTCTTGGAGCAACGTTGATCCACTTAGAACCAGGAAGATACTCACGCTCTGCATACTCATTTCTTACAGATGTAACAGCAGCAGCGTTTGATGCACTATCAGTAAGTGAATCAGCAGCAGCGAAGTCAATGCTATCCTTATTCTTACCGATGTAAAGAAGACGGTTAACACCAGCAGTTGCAATAACAGCAGTGTTTGTGCCTTGAGTTACAGTCTGACCATCAGCGATGATACCAGTAACACCACCAGAAGGAATTGCGATTTCTAAAACTTTGTTTCCAGCATCCCATGCTAGGACATCAACGTCTTCGTTAGAACCACCAATACCAATTGTAGTTGTAGTTCCAGGAACGAATGTACCAACTAGAGTTGTTAGTGTTAGTCGAATTGCATACTTATATACTTTACCAGCAGCACCAGATGATGCAGAAAGTGCTAAATCTTCAGCGTATCTCCACTCGTTACCTGATCCAGGTGCAGGTATTACAGCAATCTGGTCAGGACCAGCGTCTGTTGCGAAGATACCAACGGAGTTTCCAAGTAAGCCAGGAGTCCTCGATGCATAAGTCCAAGCGTTACTATTGCTGCTCTCAAAAGTAGTCTCGTAGTCTTGTAAATTTTTGATTAATGGTGCAGTGCCTGTATCAACAGCATTCTTTAATGCAGAGTCGTTAATACGGATAGTCTTTAGGACACCACCATATGATAAGAATTGAGCAGCAGTAAACCAGTACTCGTAGTTGTGCTCATTTGGCTCACCGAATGTAGAAACCAAACCACGCTCAGATGCGATTTGTATAATCTCTTCAACTGGTCCTTGAGAGAATGGAGCAGCCAACACCCCGATATTAAAACCAGCTGGAGCAGTTACAGTCGTGAGATCCCTTTCCTGAACTACTACACCTGGAGAAAGCTGATTAGAAACGCCCATTAGTAAAACTCCGTTTGATTGTGCATCGTTTGTCTAAGAATATTTATAATTTTCAAACGTCACCTATAGTCCCACATGTAAGATTGGTCTCCATACTCTCCCACAGATGCGGAATTCTCGGCAACTCTCCACACATCTCCTTGAGCATCTTTAAAAGTTTCTTCTTCAAATCCGTCACTCACAAAACCAAATGGTGCCATGTCTTGCTCGATTGCTTCTCTCTGATCTTTATAAATTCTTGCTCTAACGTCGGTATCATTGAGCTCTTTAAAATATTGTTGCATAGCAAGCCATGCAAATATAACCATACACATAGCAAGGTCATCATTACACCCTTCTTCCGCTTGGAATGATTGACCCTTTTGGATGAATGTAGTTAACTCTGCAATACATTCATAGTCTGGAATCAATAATTTAGAATCTTCTACTAATACTTTTAAGTTTGAGCAACCAACACTCTTTACAGCAGTTGACATCTTGACTCCCATCTGTGTCTTCTTACCAGAGAATCCCTGTCCTACCTGCTGTCCTGCTCTACCCCGCATTGCACACATGAGTAGATTGTCATACTCTAAATCATACTGAATAATATCCGCTACTTGACCACCAATATCATTTACTTCTACTAAAATAAATGCACCATTGTAATTCTTAGCAACATCTACAAGTATGTTTGGAAATAGTATTGGTTTAACACCATTGTTTTTATATCTAGCAACTACCTTATAGGGGATTGTTGTTGTATCAACCACCAGAAATGCAGAATAATCACCAGATACGCCCCTTGCAACGTCAGCAGTGATAACGTAATTATGTTCTTTCTCAACTTTTTCATAAATTGCTAGTCCTTTATTTTCATCAAGTGGATCTTCATATACCATAGTCCTTAAAGTATTTGGACTAATAAGAGTATCAACTGATCCTAGGAATTCACATTCAAACTCAACTTTAAATTGTGCTTCAGATGTGTTAGCAATGGTTTGCTCTTTCCATCTAGCATCTCTACCAGGTACTTGAGACCAATGCACCTCAGTTGGTACATATTCATTCTTTCTTCTTTCAGCATCATGCCAAAGTTTATAAAACATATTCATACCATGAGGGGTAGAAATGATTATAACTTTAGTTTTCTTACCAGATGAAATGGTAGGATAAACTGAGCTGAAGAATTGGTCAGCAATATGATTAGGTACGAATGCAAACTCGTCTAAGAATATAACGTTGAATGACATACCACGAACTGCTGATGCAGAAGTAGATGCTGCCATTATCTTACTACCGTTTTCTAATTCCAGACTACCTTTATTCCATTCGTTAATACCTTGCTGTAACCAACGTGGTAAATTCTCATAAGATAATTGGAGACGACCAAGCATTTCCCTAGCCGTTGCAGCTTTGTTTGCAAGAATTGCTACGTTTACATTCTGATTAAACAGCACATACCATAGAAGGTATGCTGTAACAATTGTTGACTTGCCAGACTGTCTAGGTAACTTCGCTATATTGAATCTTTCATCATGAAACTTCTGCACCATTTCCTCTTGGAAATCATACATGTCAAAACTCACTAGACCTTCATCCAAAGATACAATCTTTAGATACTCTCTAATAAAATAGATAGGGTCTCCCGCACACTTCAGATATTCTTCAACCTGATCAGGAGTAAAGTCCTCAGCAACGTTAGCCTTTTTAAGGTTCGGGTTACCTAGATAGATGTCTGTATTAACTGCCATTGGCTTCTTTTATTGCTTCTACAATAATTTGCTTTAATTCCCTCTTCTTCTTTTTACCTAGACCAGCACGTGTGTCTATCTTTACTTTAACCCAATAGATTCCTCCTAACACTAGGAGAAAGGGAATGGCATCTGCCCATGAGATCTCATTCCATGCTTGTACTACATTCATAATTAACCTTCGTTAAGTGTACCATGTGCTCTGCGTATCTCTCGGAGTGCTTCAAG